ACCAAGGGCTAAACGAAGACCAAATAAGAGCGAAAATGGGCGGTAAGCTATATTGAAAGGAGGCAAAGCATGGAAGTAAAAACAATGAAGGTAAACGAAATTAACCCCGCACCGTACAATCCACGTATTGACTTGAAGCCGGGCGACCCCGAATACGAAGCACTAAAGAAGTCAATAGAACGCTTTGGCCTTGTAGACCCGCTGATTTGGAATAAACGTACAAACAGGCTTGTAGGTGGCCATCAGCGTTTGAAAGTACTAAAAGACCTCGGATACGAAACGGCCGATGTAGTAGTCGTAGATTTGCCGGAGTCGGAAGAGAAAACGCTAAACATTGCACTGAACAAAATACAAGGCGACTGGGAAGAAACTAAATTAGAAGCACTGCTTGCCGAACTACATGCCGAGGGCGTGGATTTAGAATTGACGGGATTTTCGGAGGAAGAATTAGAAGGGTTGCTCAGAGAGTTGAATGTTCAGGTAGAAGAAGAACCAAAGGTGAAGAACGAATATGTACGTATCGATTGGCAAAAATTTAAGGTATTTCATGTTTCGGTGATACTTAAGCGTTTAGACACATGGTTGCCCGATTTTAACTACATCTTGTCTTACGGGATGCTCAAATATGGTGACTCGCATGTTCCTAACAAACCGAAAAATTCGCTATTTTTCTTGGATAGCGGCGCACTTGTGGGCGTACGTAAAGAGGGAAGAAAATATTTGGAGTACCAAGACGACGTGATCGATTTTGCCGTCAAAAACAATGCGGACTGGGTTGCGATGCTTGATATTCCGTTGTATAAAGATATCCTCGAATATATCAAAATGGACGCAAGTCAGGCATTAAAAATACATCTACGTAATGCTGAGAAGTTCGCTGAAACGAAATTACCAGCGAATATGCGCAAGGTGTTCGTTATCCAAGGCGTAAATGAGAAGCAGTTTCAAACGTGTTTGGAGGCATATAAAGAGCTAACTACCCCTGACGATGTAATCGCTATTGGTGGATGGGCGCTATCACGTGGAGAAGAGCAGGACAGCGAGCTTGTCCGTAGGGTAAGCATTGTACATGAGATGTTCCCGAAAAATGACATTCATTTGTTCGGCGTATCACGACTCAAGACGGTGGCAAAATGTGCGCTTGCAGGAGCGACGTCATGCGATAGCAGTACGGCATCGATTTTGGTTGCTTTCGGCATGGTCCCTATAGCGAAGATAAACGAAGATGGCACATGGCGAATAGAACAGGTAACGTATGAAGAATTGCACGGAGTGAAAAAATTGGGAACGTCGGCTCGAATGCAAACGGTATATGACTATTTTAGCATTTCACAACTCGAGACGGCGTTGTATTGGAACATGATGCAACTCGAGATGGCAATTGCAGGGGCAACGGGCGGAATAGAATACCTGAGTGAAAAGAAAAAAGAAACAGACGAAGAAATCGAAGAACTGAAAGAAGAATTACAATGGGTAAGATGAAGGAGGCGGAATGAATGTATAACGTAGGATTACTGATATTAGAGTACGTATTTGCAGTTGCGTTGGTGTTAGCATATGCGAAATTCTTTGGTAAAAAGGGGCTTCACGTTGCTATAGCGGTGCTTATAGTTACATCTCAAATTGTTACAGCCAAAACGTTTCGCATTGGTTCGCTCGAGTTGATTTGTGGAAGCATCGCTATGGGATTTGTTTTTACGATCGCTACCAGTTTGACAGAGGTCTTTGGAACGAAAGAAGGACGTAGTGCAATTTGGGCGGGCTTCTTAGGAGAGTTGGCATTCCTAATATTTGGTTTATTAACGGTGGCATATGAGCCGTCTCCTACGGATTTCGCACAAGGCTATTTACAACAGGCATTTCATTTCACGCCACGTATAGCGATATCGAGCTGGGTAGCATATATAACGTCAGGTTATTTCGCAACGTGGTTAATGAAAGTTCTACAGCCATACACGAAGTTATGGGTGCGTAATAACGCCGCTACCAAATTAGGGCAAATTTTAGATAACCTTATTTTCGTGTTCGGTGCGTATTTTCTCATTCTCCCCGTCAATGTAATTTGGACAATATGGCTGACTACCTCTATTGTCGAATTCATATTGGATTATGCCGACACGTGGGTGGTGTACGTTCTGGTAAAGATGTTAAAACCGAAGAGCGAGGAAATAGGAGGGTAGAATGAACCAACCTTGGGAACGTTTGAAAGGCGAAAGCAGTAAAGCTTATCACGCCTTTTGCATATATAGAGATCTTGGACCTGACCGAAGCATTGATAAGGCTATGGCGCAAGCAGGTAAGAAGAATAGGCGCACGTGGGCTGATTGGAGTCGCACATTCAATTGGGTTGAGCGAGCGCAGGCATATGACGATTACGTAGAACAAGAAAAACGTAAAGAGAAGGAAAAAGAAATCATGGACATGGCACGTAGGCATGCTACGTTAGCCATGGCATTTCAGGAGAAGGTAGCAAAAGCGTTACAATCGATCGATCCGTCTGAATTGTCGCCACGAGATCTACCCCGTTGGTTAGAGGTTGCTACCACACTTGAACGTTTAAGCAGAGGCGAACCTACTGAAATCGAGAAGCAACTCGAGCCGCTAATAATACGCATTGTAGATGATACGAATGCCCCTGATAATAGTGAAACTACATGAAGGACAAATACGGGCTCTTAACTCAAAGGCACGTTATATTGCTATGATAGCAGGAACGGGTGGTGGTAAGACATCGTTTATTCCTATTTGGATCGCATCACAAATTGCTCAAGACCCGCATTCAGATTACATGGTAGTTAGTCCAACGTATAACATGCTGACCAATATTCTTATGCCGCCGATGATGGAGATGTTAGGGCATACCGGTGGGACGTATAAAGCGTTAGAGCGAGCATACCATTTACGGGGCGGAGGAAGGGTATTTTTTGCGTCGGCTGACAGACCGTATAGTTTAGAAGGAGTGCATGTAAAAGCGTTAGCGTTGGACGAAGCAGGGCAAATGAAGAGACAAGTATGGGAAGTTGCACAAAGACGAGTAGGGCTTTATAACGGTAGGATACTCATAGCTACCACGCCGTACGGATTGAATTGGTTAAAGACGGAGGTATATGACAAATGGAAAGCAGGGGACCCGAACTACGAGGTTATTCAATTCGCCAGCATCCAAAACCCAGCTTATCCCCGTGCTGAATTCGAAAGAGCGAAAAGGGAGTTGCCTGATTGGATGTTCAGAATGTTTTACCTCGGAGAATTTTCACGCCCAGAAGGTTTGGTTTATCAGGACTTCAATCCTACCGTGCATATCATTGAACCGTTTGACGTACCGCAAGATTGGATACGTGTAATCGGAGTTGACTTCGGGTACAATAATCCATTTGCCGCTGTATGGTGTGCGATTGATCCCGATAACAATGTCTATGTGTATCGTGAATATTACGAGCGAGAAAAATTGACCAAAGAAGCTGGCTTGGACATATTAGAGATGTCTCAAGGTGAGTTTATCGATGCCGTATTATGCGATCCTTCACGTCCCGAGGGCATAGAAGATTTACGTAGGTTGGGCTTACCGAGCATGCCTGCGAACAATTCGGTTCTTACGGGCATTCAAAAGGTAACTGAAAAATTAAAGGCTAACCAATTGTTTTTCTTTAGAGGGTTAGAAAACACGCTGAATGAAATAGAGAGCTACTCATGGAAGGTTGTTAATGGAGTACAAACGGATCAGCCAACTAAGGAATTCGATCACACCATGGATGCCTTAAGGTATGTTATAATGTTCATAGTGGAAAATATCGAAAAACGTAGTCCGAAAGGGATTGACGTTTTACGGGGGGTGAAGATCTACGACAAATCCGTTTAAGTGGCTTGCGGGGGAAATATCGAAATTACGGCAACCTGATTATGGGCAATACGGATGGGTGGTTAATACTTACAATACGCCATATTCATTAAATACCTCACGAGTAAATTATCAGTTAGCACGTGAATTATATCACAATACAAACGAAGCTTACAAGTTAGGGGCGGGCTTTGCGAAACCGATTATAAACACGCTTGCTGGTTTCATGGGTGCACCGCATTTCAGATGCGCTGACGAGGATGCTCAAGCGGTGCTCGACGACTATTTGGTTGATTGGACAAGTAGAATTTTACGGGTACATCAATTGACGTTACGTGATGGCGATTGCCTCCTTTACTTATATGTGAACAATACCAAACATGTGCTATACCCTGAACGTTCAGGTGCTACGATCGATTTTACCATTATACCGCCAGAGCAAGTTGTGGGCATCGAATTAGACCCCATTACGCATGAGCCTGTGTCTTACACGATTTCAGCAAGAGTATTGTGGGATCAAGGTAGACGGCAATATAATTATACTCAAGTGGTAACCGTAGATAGCATTATAGTTCAAGCTGAAGGTGATGTACCTGAAGACTTGAAGGTAGGAGAACAGCCTAACCTATGGGGTTTTATCCCGATCGTCCATTTTAAGAACGAGGCAGAAGAGACGCAGTTGTTTGGTAACTCAGAGTTGGAAGCAATCGAGCCGTATTTCAAAGCATATCACGATGTCATGTTACATGCACTGCAAGGATCGAAGATGCACTCAACCCCACGCTTAAAGTTACAGCTCAAAGACGTAAGCGGGTTTCTTAAAAACAACTTCCCAGAGGCATGGGAGAACATTCAAAAAGGACGCCCTGCGCATATCGATCTAACGGGACACGAGCTACTCATTTTTACCAATGAAGAGGACGCATCGTTTATCGAAGTGAACTCAGCAATAGGAGATGCGAGCGCTTTACTTGAGTTGTTATTTTACTGCATTGTAGACGTATCCGAAGTTCCCGAGTTTGCTTTTGGCGTGCACACTCCAAGTTCGCATGCGAGCGTGAAAGAGCAATACCCGTTGTTAATTCGAAGAGTAGCACGTAAACGTGAAATGGTTACGGAGAGTTGGCAAACATTCGCACGCATGATTTTAGCGATGTATTCGCAGGTAACAGGCAAAAAGTTCAAAGATTACTCAGTGGCGCTTGCATGGGACGAGGTGATTGAGCGAGATGAAGAACAATATGCGAGGACGCTCAGTCAACTAACGCAGGCAATTAACACAGCGGTTATGGGTGGCTTTATGAGTATGGATGCGGCTGTGGATTTGCTCAGTCAGTACGTTGACACGATGAGTGAGTATGCTTCCGACAATCCTGAAATACCGGGCGAACGTGAACGAATAATTAAAAGCTGGATCTTACGGCAACGACTTGAAGAAAACGCAGGGATGAATGCACAATTAGAGGAGATTAACAAGGCGATAGAAGAAGCACGGAATGAGCTGGCGTGATGACCTGAAACGCTTTAATGGACCTTATTATCAATGGGCACTCGAAAATAGACAAAAATTCCTTGTTACGGAAATAACGACGGAAACGAAGTTGGCAAAGGAAGTAGAGGACATGGTCAAAGATCTGAGTAAATCGATCGAAAACATGCCCTCTGATATAGCGGCACAGATGAGGTACGTAAAAGACGGACTGAAAGATTTCGCTAAGGCGTTAGGTGGTAAACAGACTGATACGATAAGTAAAGGGATCGAGAAGGCGGTAGGCATCGGAGTAGAGTACAACAAAAAAATTAGCGCTGACTTACTTACAAAGGCATTCCCCGGAGTAGCGGAAAAGATTGAGAACGTATTTGGAGCTGTGCAAGAAGATGTAATTAAGGCGATGTGGAACCGAAGGGTTGGCGGCTTATACCTCAGTGATCGAATATGGTATATAACGGCTGATACCACTGAAAACATAGGCAAAATATTGACGGCGGGGATAGCTGAAAATATGGACCCGGTAGATATAGCACGAGCGTTGACCAAATACGTTCAAGAAGGATCCGCTACGTTGGTAAAAGATTACCCTAACATGATGAAACGCATGGGAAAGCGATTACCGAAAGACCTCAATTATGAAGCGTTACGGTTAGTTAGGACTGAAGTATCGGCGGCTCATGGCGACGCTACGGTAAAAAGCGCCACTTATAACCCTGCGTGTAAAGGATTGAAATGGGTATTAAGCGCACAACATCCTGAACAAGACATCTGCGACGAGTTAGCGAATGCGGAGCAAGGAATGGGACCCGGAGTGTATCCTATCGAAGATCCACCACCTATGCCTGCGCATCCGAATTGTTTGTGCTTTTTTACAGAGGTAGTGGAAGACCCAAATGCATTTGTGCAAAGGTTAGAGAGGTTCAGGGACAATCCAGATAGTGATCCCGAATTGCAGGAATATTGGCAAAGGACATTTGCTAAGCCATCTCGTAAAGCACCAGCGGAACAAGTAATTACGTTAAGAGACAAGCTCAAAGATGTGCAACCATTACCAGTTCCCAAGGATATAGAAGAGGCTATGTTAGACCATACGCCTCATAAGTTTGGCGAGTTGTCTTTGCGTTATAAAATAGAAGATGATACCGAAGAGAAGTTTTTCAAGAATCAGCTGTTACGTTTAATAGAAGGTTATGCAGATGTGCAGAAGACTTGTCAAGAGATGATAGACGGGAACGTCGACCAATTGCTTCCACCAGAGAAGTTGAGCACATTCGGAAAAAATATAATAAGGTGGATTAAGACGGCTTTCGATACAATGGAAAAGTCTACACCTTATGGTAATGAATTGATAAGAGTTGAGCCTCTTCATGTTAATCCCGATATTGATAAATTAAAGCCGGGAGACATAATTACACGAGGAATTCGTTCATGGTCTCAGAAGGATGTAGTATACAAAGAATGGGGAAGATTTTATTCTAAAGGCCAGGGCGGTTTTGTAGCATTACATGTGAATGGTGCTAAAGGTATAAATATTTCACAGATAAGTCGGTTTGAAGAACAGTACGAAGTGCTTACGGCTGGCGATTTTAGGGTGCTCGATATTAAGATAGAAGATTTCATGGAAGATGGTAAAATATTAGGACAGGTTACACATGTGTTTTTGGAACAAATAGATGTATCTCCGAGAATCCGTATAAAGAAGGGGGGAAGGCGATGAGTAATGCTCCTAAAAGAGATGAATACTATAAAATTGGCTATTTGTCGAGAATGATGCGTTTGCTTGAGTTCAATTCTGAAGTGGCAGAGAAGTTGCATAAAATATTGGAAGATGTTACTCGTGAAGGTGGTTTTCGTGATTTGAATGAACAGGAAGTTGCATATATAAAAGAATTGGTTAAACGATATAAAGAGAAGACTGGAACTTCAATTGTTGACGATATGGTAAAGGTATTAGGTGCGGAAGCGAGAGTGTATTTAAGCGAGTTTGAGGTGGTATAATGGAATATGCGAATGGGGGTGAACGTCCAATAAAAGTTGAGAAGAGGTACGATAAAGCACGAATAGAGATTAACCCGAAGTATGGGAAGCCGATTATCCGAGACATGAAGACAGGGCAATACCTTCCCAAGAATAGAAAGGGGGTGCAATAGTGCCGACAAAATTTACTATTAATAATGACGAGATTTCAGAACGTGATTGGGGGGATGTAGACAAAGGCAGTATTTGGCAAACATTCAAAAAAGCACAAGAAGAAGGAGCTTCAGGGCTTGCAAGTGCGATAAAAGAGATGTATGCAGTAGTCAAAGCTCCTGTTGATGAGAATTTAAGGGAAGCCGATTGCTGGGGGCCACACCATGAGATAAGAAGCGATGGAACATTAGTCGTTAATCGTAGGGGCGTAATAGCGGCAGTTGGAGCATTAGCTGGTGCAAGGGCAGAGCCGAATTTAACTGCGAGCGAGAAGAAGGAGGCGGCAATGCATTTGGCGAAGCATTACCGAACAATGGGATTAGAACTTCCCGATACAATAAAGGAATATGCAGGCGAAATGGCAGTACCGTTGCAAATGGATGTTATGGGCGAGATGGCGGTTGAAGATATCCCAGTCGCACCGTGGGCTGATGTGAAGAGTTTGCAAGAGAATGACCCTAATCCGATGGAGGTAGTCGTAGCAGTACCCGTTGGCAAGTCTAAAAGAGGCTGGTTTTACACTGAAGAAGCACTAAAAGCTATTGAAAGAACGGTAAACGAGCAAGGGCTTCCGGGATTTATGGGTCATCAAAAACCCGATGATGTGGATCACGAGTTCCCAGAGCCAGCTACACATTGGGTAGGTGCAAAGTTTGAAAATGGCAAGTTGTATGTGCGAGGTGTGATTGATAAGTCAGCTGAAGATTTGAAGCGTTGGATCAAAGGCAATGCTGTAAGGACAGTTTCTATCTTTGGCGTTCCGAAATTAAAGCACA